ATGAAAAAAATACGAATACACCCAGAGATGAAAACCCAAATCTCAAAAGAATTTAAAGTAACAATGCAAACCGTATCGATGAGTCTTAAATACTTCTTTGATTCAGACAAAGCAAAAGCCATTCGGAAAAGGGCTTTAGGGCTTCTTCAACAGGAAATAGATCAGAATAAAGAGGAATAATTTCGACACCATTGCGGGAACAAAAAAAATCATGGAAACACCATACAAGTATTACGAAAAGAAGTTAGGATTTAAAATCAAGTATTTGATTTATGATCGTGATTACCATGTTGACAGCTTAAAACTGATTAGTTATAGAGCTATTAATTGGCGTATGAACTCGGACACCTGCATCGAAAAACAGCTACGCAGGGGGTCATTGGGTTGTGATGCTCTGGTGGTATTCGACAGTTTATCACAAGACTGGAAAGATAGAATCACAACAAAGTTTGGAAAACCGAAAGAAGAGGTTAAAAAATCGTGGTTCGCGCAACATTATGTGGCCGATCGTGAGGCCTTCGATTTCTACATCGGGTACCGTTACGGTGAAAAGAACAGCAAAAAACTTGAATTAGATACTATTGAGCAATACGGCTACAACGCTTCGGTTTTAAACACGGTTCTCATCATGAAAAATAACCGTAAGCAGTATTTAAAAGCCTTGGGATATACTTCGGTTGATATTTGGGATAGTTTGAGCCGTGATGTGAATGCTTTTCGTGATGTGGACCACAATTTACCAACTACAAAGGATTCTTTGAGATACAAAGTAAACAAGTACGTTAAAGAAGGTTATGCGGGTTTGATTTCCGGTAAGTTCGGAATGCAAAACGCCTTGAAAATTAAGGAACGTGAGCAAGAGGCTTTACTTGATGAACTTTTGGCGAAGCACACCAATTTGGACAACACTTTGATTGCGACGGTTTACAATGCTATTGCTGAACAAAAGAATTGGCCAACAATTACAGCTCAAACCGTAGGTAACCGTAAGGAAAAATCAAACTTAGTGATCTATGCCGGTCGTAACGGAGTGTCTGCCTTGTCAAATAACATTTTGATGCAGAATAAAAGACAGGCTCCAACATCACCAATGTTATACTGGACTTTGGACGGTTGGGATGCGGAACTTTTATACCAAAAATCAACAATCGACAAAAAAGGCTACAGCGTTACTACCTACCACAACCGTTTGACTATGGTTGTAGTTCTTGATCCTTTCAATAAATACCCTGTTGGGTATGCAATTGGAACACACGAAACCCCAGAACTGATTAAAGAAGCTTTGCGAAATGCATTTAATCACACCGCTGAACTTTTCGGCCAACGTTTCAAACCGTATCAATTGCAGTCAGATAATTATCAAAAAAAGGCATTAACACCAGTATATGAAGCTTGCACCAAATATTACACGCCCGCAGCTGTAAAAAACGCTAAGGCTAAAGTAATTGAACCGTATTTCGCCCACATCAATAAAACATACTGTAAGCTAATGGACAACTGGAGTGGTTTTGGCGTTGGTTCTGGTTCAAAGAACCAACCCAACTCAGAAATGTTAGCCAAGTTAAGCAGATCATTTCCTGACGAAATAGGATGCCGCAAACAGTTGGAAAGTATAATAGCAGCGGAACGTTCCAAAAAGCAAAAACAGTACCTAGAGCAATGGGAAAACACACAAGAAACACACCGTTTACCAATGCCAACCGAAAACTATTTACTGGCTTTAGGTAAAACAACAGGAGACACTAATAAACTGGAAGGATCAGGATTACATATCAAAATTAATGGTGTTAAACGTACTTACGATTGCTTCGAATTAGATTTTAGACAGCAAGCACACCAAAACTGGAATATACTGTATGATGACAACAACTTAAACGAAGTATTAGCAATATCCGCAGACCAAAAGTACCGATTTGTACTTCAAGATAAATACATCCAGTCTATGGCCATTGCCGAACATAATGAGGACGACGGTTGGCAACGACAAAGAGTGAAAGAGTATAACAATACGGCTATCAAATTCATAACCGATACCAGGGAAGACAACGCCAATGTGCTAGATCAGTTTTTCAATCAAAACCCTCTACTCAATGACACACTGGCCAAACACCTACTAACCGATTCGAGAGGACAACACAAAGACAACAAAAGCCAACAACGATTACAACCGGAGGCCGAAAAGGTGCTATTAAAACAAGAAAGAACCATACAAAAAGCGGCTGAAAAGTCGTGGCAGGACGAGCAAAACGAATATCATAATAACAAAATAGACCTAAACAATTACATCTAATGGACCAAATCACTAAAAAAGAAATTATTCAAAGCCTTACTGCTTACATGCAGGAACATAATTTAAAACAGGCAGACGTTGCCAACAAAACAGGAGTTAGAAAAGAGTACCTGTCAATCATGCTGAAAGAAAACAGCGATTTCATGTATGATGCAGGAGGAACACGAGGATTTATCCCAAATCACCACTTCCACGCCTTAGCCACTATGTGCGGTTACCAAATTGAAAAAGCCTATTGGAGCCTACAACCTACCCCACAAACATCCGCTATTATAGCGCACCTGGAAGACGCAAGAAGCCATCACTCAACAGTGGTATTGATAGGTGAAACGGGGTGTGGAAAGTCGTTTACTTCCAAAATGTTTGCTTCCAAAAATCCTATTGACACATTTATCGTTACAGCAGGTTCCAGCGACACGCTAGGTGACTTGATTGATAAAATTGTTTCAGAATTGAACATACATGCTACAGGTAAAAGCAAGTCTGTCAAAATCCGACAAATTGCCACAAAAATGAAGTTCCTTAAGAACTACGGACACAAACCAACACTTATCATCGATGAAAGTGAATACTTAAAACAAGCCGCTCTTTGCGCCATGAAAGAGCTCTACGACAACTTAGCCGATTATTGTTCTTTGGTTTTCATTGGTACAGATCAATTGGTTGAAAACATCGAAAAACTAAAAAAGCGCAACAAATCAGGCATCCCGCAATTTCACCGCCGTATCAAATTTGGGCTACGATTATTGCCACACATAGACAGAAGCTATAAGCTGTTTTTGGCAGACATCGAAGATCGTCATTTAAGAAAGTTTCTTCTGAACAATTGCGGAAATTATGGAGAGTTGCACGATGTACTTGTGCCTGCATCACGAGAGGCCGAAAGATTGGGAGAACCGCTCTCACTGGATTTAGTTAGAAAGGTGTTTAACCTACCAGAGGGCAATTTGGTATGGTAATAAAAAAAGCCCTAACGGTTGCCAATGTTATCAATCAAAAAGTAACGCTCATTCAATTTTCTGATCATGCAAAAGAGTTATACCAAGCCTTTGGAAATCCACAAAATAAAGGTATTTGGTTTGTGTGGGGTGGTTCGGGTTCAGGCAAAAGCAGTCTGCTTTTAGACATCACAAAAGCTTTCTGTAAAGACTTAAAAGCCATACACGTAGAACACGAAGAGGATTTAGACGATGTTGATTTTATAGACCGATTGAAGCTTAAGAACATGCAGGATGTAAAAGATAACTTCCTGACGGCTCAATACAACCACGATGAGCTTTGCGCTTATCTTGACAGAAGGGACAGCGCAAAAGTGGTGGTCATTAATTCAGCAACTTACTTTTTTAAAGACTTACAGCAGTACTATGATTTTGCTAAGAAATACAAACGAAGGAAAATCATAATCATATCAGGAATGGCAAAGGGAAATAACCCGCTTACCTATATGGAGGAAAAAATCATGTTCGATGCCAATAAAAAAATATTCTGTTCGGGGTATTTAGCATCCTGCAAAGGTAGAACCATAGGACCCAACGGGGGACTATACGTAATCTGGAAAGAAGGTTACGATAAGATTAGAGGAGAAAGCAAACAAGACTAAAACAAAAGCATCATGACAACAATTCAAAAATTAGCCATTACCCCGGAGCAATACGAATCTATCATTTGGGACCTATACAACAAATGGTGTCAAAGCGTGAGTATTACTCAAAGAGAGTACCAACAAGTATTAGCCAACAGTGCAATTAATAAATGGTTCTTGGTGGAACTGTCAAAACGAGAGGCTGAATTTCACAAGCTCACAGACCGCTATGTTAATACCAATGTGACTACTGCTGACTTTTCCAATTGCTACCGCGATTGTGTCAACACCCTTTTCAATTATCGTCCAATGGCTTTGTTGTCCAATATCGTAAAGCCAAAAGTCAAAGGAGTTCCAATGTTTAACGCCATAAATCACAACTAACCCTATGACACCACAACGACGCCAAAACAAAATAACTGAATTAGAACAATGGTTACGCGACAATCCCAACCACCCAAACCGAATTGAGATAGCAGCCGATTTAAGAAAACTAAAAGAAGAGTCAATCCCAAGAACCGTTGAGCGGGACACCTTCGATTTGCGAGAACATAATTTTTACAACGTATGAATAACCAAATATACCAACGCCTAGCAGACTTACACAACGTCCTTGTGTATTGCTCCGATCAACAACTAGTAGGCAAAACACCCTGTTTTACAACAGCCGAAAGAATCTTAATCAATCAAGAGCGAGGTTCATGGTTAAGTCAACTTAGCGAAGATCATACGACTGAAAAAAGGTACTACCAATGTCATGACAAATTAGAAAGCAAAATAAAATTTATCCTAAAAAAAGTAATAGACAATCATTTAATAACAAAGTAAGACCATGAATACACAAACATTAGAAAAACCAGCGATCGATTTAAGTCAGGCAACGCCGGAACAACTAAAAGAAGCCCTGGCAAAACTCGAAGCCAAAAAAGACAAAGACCGTGAATCCTATAAATCATTAGTGGCCGAAACGGTACCAAAAGCAATGTTCAGACTTTGCGCAGCTTCCGAAGTAATAAGCAACGCCAAAACCGAAACATTCCAATTCTTTGAAAACATTTTAGACTTGAAAAACCAAGTGTACGGACTAAAAGAAAAACAACAGTCTCACACTTTTTCGACCGACAAAGAAGAGATCACAATCGGGTACCGCATCAATGACGGTTGGGACGATACCGTAACGGCAGGGATTGAGAAAGTGCAAAATTACATCACATCGCTAGCCACCAACGATGAAACGGCAGCACTGGTGAAAATCGTTTTTAATTTATTGAAAAAAGATGCCAAAGGAAACCTGAAAGGCTCACGCGTTTTGGAACTTCAAAAGCTAACAAAGGATTTCGACAGCGAAGAGTTTACTGATGGCGTGGCAATAATAGCCGCAGCATATAAACCGGTTCGTTCGTCTTGGTTTATCGAAGCCAGTATCATCAACGAAGATGGCACAAAAACAAACGTGCCTCTGTCTATGTCTTCGGTAGGATTTTCGGGAGCCTATAAGTTTGATTTTTTTAGTGAAACCATTCAAAAGCCCGATGCATCCGAGTAGCTCCATAGCCGTACTGCTAGCCATTGTGCTGGCAGTACTCAACGGAAAAGCCATTTACAACTATTTCGAGTGGCTCCGGTTCAAATTAAAAATCTATTTCAAACAAATACGAGATTATGAACATAACAATAACTCCACTGGAAGATCACAAAAGGTATAGCGTAAACGGCCACGCAGTTTATAAAGACGATAAAGGATTTTATGTTTCTGCAACCGATATGAATGCAAAAGAATGGAAAGCCTTCCACCGATACGAAAAGCTAGTAATCAAGAATAAAGCATTCAAAACACACACCAAAGCAACGTACAAAGGTTAGTTAATTTGGTTTCCTGGACACGATGGTTCTTGCGGGTTCGAATCCCGCTCCGGGAGCAAACATTTAAAACAAAAAGCAAAATGAAAAGTCAAAGAGAAGTCGAGAGGCTTTATTATAAGTTAATCCAAGATGTAAAAACAAACGATTTTTATACAAAGGTGAATTTAGAAAACCGTGTGAACTGCTATGTATGTGACAGTTGTGGAAATATCACAAAAACAAAAGACATTGATGCCGGTGTGACACCTATGTTTTTTTCGTGTGAAAAATGCGGACAAAGGGCAAGAAGTACATTTTTTAACGACATCGTGCCTAATAAGCAACCGACAATCGAATGGTATCGTCCTTCGCTTCACGAATGTTTAAAAATGAGAAGCAAAGAAGCTGCCTTAGATCACGTCTTAAACGGAGGGTTGAATTTTAGAAAAATAACCCATGACAAAAACTAAAGTAAAACCAAACGAAGTCATAGGCGACAATCACCCTATACTCTTATGGCAGGTCAACCGGATAATGAAAAACTGCCACTACCAAGTGGAAACCAAAAACGAATGGGTGCAATGGGTAACCGGTGATGTAAAACGCTCGAGCTTAAAGTCAATCACCCAAGCTCAGGCAAAGAAAATCATCATGACACAGGAAGGTTCAACGCCAATCAATGAGCCAAAAGCCGAAAACTGGGGGCTATTTGACACAAACAACACCCAGCACAGGCGAATACAAGCCAATTTGAGAGCGGCCAATATAGTTGTAAAAAGCGAAAAGTGGGGCGAAGTAGCCGATATGCTAGGATGGTTTGACCGCTTTTTAAAGAGTGATAAATCACCCGTTAAAAAGCCTTTAAAACAAATGACAGCTATCGAGGTTTCGAAAATAATTAGGGCTTTGGATGGTGTCGTAATATGGAAAAACTCAGTTTAAGACATGGAACCTACTTACAGCATCACCGAAGTATGTCCCCACGACATAGCCGAAACCCGAGTAATAGAAAGTGTTGCCACCTGCGAAACAACCGTACTCGTTTGCATTGAATGTGGCGAACAATTATCAAAACCAAAAACAGAATGTTGATATGAAAATAAAACTAAAACTATCTGAAAAACAATTGAACTCCTTAGTCTATTCCTTTGGATTTTTCGACAAAACTCCGAATAAAGAGCGCACAGTAAAAGTAGCTCGTTCAGTTCTTGACAAAGTGATATTGAAATTCAGGAAAAAACAGCTCGAAGTACAGCAGGGTTCCGATCTCTTTAACCGAAACAAAAAGCACGGATTCACGCTCGAATACTACGAAGCTCATTTTTTAGAACAATTCACCATAATTGTAGGTGGACAGGCATTGAGTGAATATGACCGTAACGCCATCAGACAGATACAATCAATCCTTAACCAACAATTAGCCTGATGTACATCAATAAAAAACGTCGAAAGCCGGAAACAAAGAACGAAACCATTTTTGAAACCGAAGCACGACTAAAAAAAGAAGCTATAGAAATAGCTAAGAATTTCAAACATACCAAACCAGTAAAATTTCTTTTAAAGTAATGGAAAAGTTCACAACTTATAAAGTAACGTTCAAGGAGACGGCTGACGAATGGGTATTTCAGTACCGAGACACAGACAAGGTAATTCACGCTTTTTTTAACATCAAAGGAGTGCGGGTTCTGAAACTTTTGGAAAACGTTCAGTTTCCGGGTACCATTCCCGATATGGAAAAATGGACAAAGTATAAAAACATAGTAACCATAGAGCTGGTTCTTGACGACTATTCATTTGAAACTTTTTGGCTTAAATACAATTTAAAAGTCAAAAAAGAAGCTTCACAAAAAGCCTTCGAAAAGTTAAGCCTGGTCGAAAAAATTAAATGTTTTAATGCTCTTAAAAAATACGATGAATTTTTAGCCAAAACAGGTCAAGCCAAAGCCCATTTAGTAACATGGATCAATCAAAAACGATTCAATGACGAATATTAGTAGTAACAAGATAACGCCTATTCCATAAGAAGAATCTTTACTGGTCGGTAAGGTAGCTAGTTATAATGCGTGAGTCAAAAAGAGGTGGAATAAGGTAATGTAACATTATCCTCTTAAATTATAGCGAGACGGACAGCGGGAAAGACTATTTTTTTTAGTAATCAATTAAAACAACAATAAAAATGAGTGAAACATTAACAGTCCCAAAAGACAAAGTATTAGCGGCTTATTCCAAAGCCAAATCCCCTAGAAAAGTAATGTTAGAAAACCTTTTCGGAGCCAAAACCTTTCAACCGGAAATTAAGGAGCGTATCAAAAACCTTAGTGATGTGATTCGAGAAAATGGGATTTCAGAAAAGGAATTCAGGGAATCATGTGAAGGTTTAGAACCTGATGAAGTGGCTTATAAAATGGTCAAGGAAATCGTGAAAGCATTTAACGAAGGTTGGACACCCGACTGGACAAACAGCAATCAAGGCAAGTATTATCCATGGTTTAAGATGGGTTCTCCTTCGGGTGGCGGTTTCTCGTTCTTCGGCTACGATTACTGGCTCGCGAATTCGCTTGTCGGCTCGCGCCTTTGCTATAAATCTGCCGATTTAGCTAAACATGCCGGACAATTATTTGAGAGTATTTACAAAGATTTTTTAACAGCCTAAAACTATATTATGTACACAGACATTAAAACATTCGAAGACGCTTGCCAAGTGTTAAACTTAGATTCAACAACTATTATCCCAGACTTTTCATTGTTCCCTGAGTCAGATAAGGAGGCGATGATAGCTCACGCCAAATTAGTAATCATAGCCAAAGCCATCAATGGCGACTGGGTACCAAACTGGAATGATTGGGATCAGTATAAATACTATCCTTGGTTCGAGATGGGTTCTCCTTCGGGTGGCGGTTTCTCGTTCGCCGACTACGTTGGCTGGGGCGCGCATTCGGGTGTCGGCTCGCGCCTTTGCTTTGAGACAAGAGATCAAGCAAAATATGCCGGAAAGCAGTTTGAGGACTTATACAAAACCTATTTTGTAAAAGCATAATAATACAGGTTGTGTGGTGTCGTTGCTGTAGTTCTCCTTCAGGTGGCAGTTTCTCGTTCAACGACTACGATAACTGGAACACGAATTCGAATGTCAGCTCGCACCTGAGCTTAAAATAAAAAACACCGCAGACCTTGCCAACACGGCAAAAAATCACAATCTTAATAGGTTCGTTAGTAGAGCAATCGAAAGCGAGCCAATACAAGCAAAGCAATGAAAAGATTAAACAATATCTATCAGCAAATCATTTCGATTGATAATTTAAGGATTGCCGAATCCAAAGCAAGAAAAGGCAAATCAAATCAATACGGTGTCAAAATTTTTGACAAAGAACCCGAAAGCAATATTCTCAAACTCCACGAAATGCTTTTGAATAAAGGGTATAAAACATCGGAATACACCACTTTCACCGTTTTTGAGCCAAAGGAAAGGCTTGTTTTCCGTCTTCCTTACTTTCCTGACCGAATCACCCATCACGCAGTAATGAATGTTTTGGAACCCATATTTGTAAAGGTGTTTACCAATGACAGTTACGCCTGCATTAAAAGAAAAGGCATACATGCAGCGGCCAATAATATCAAAGCTGCATTGCGGGACCAGGAGAACACAAAATACTGTTTGAAGTTGGACATTGTCAAGTTTTACCCTAACGTAAATCACGATATACTAAAAGCGTTACTTCGAAAAAAGTTCAAGGACAATGACCTACTTTGGTTACTCGATGAAATCATTGACAGCTCCGACGGTTTGCCGATTGGCAATTATTTAAGCCAATACCTGGCTAACTTTTACCTCACTTATTTTGACCATTGGATAAAGGAACAAAAGGAAATAAAATATTACTTCCGTTATGCCGATGACATCGTAATCCTTTCCAATAACAAACCCCATTTACACGAGGTTTTATTTGAGATTAAACAGTATTTAAACACCAATTTAAAACTGCAGGTTAAAGATAATTACCAAGTTTTCCCCGTTGAAGCTCGCGGAATCGATTTTGTGGGTTACAAGTTCTACCACACGCACACACTGCTTCGGAAATCCATCAAAAAACGATTTGCCAAAGCAATATCCAAAACAAAAAACAAGGCCACAATAGCCGCTTATAACGGATGGGCAAAACATTGCAACTCCAAACACCTATTAAAAAAAATACTACCCAATGAATAATTTCAAAGATTTTAAAATAAAAGCCGAATTATCCACTTTTACAGGTGACAAAATAAAAGTAGATAGATTACTAAACGCCGAAATATCAGTACTAGCCTATAAGATTGAAGATTCCAAAGTAAAGCAGGGAACAAAGCTCTTAATACTTCAACTCGAAAAATCAGGCACCAAACACGTTTTATTCACAGGGTCAACCATTTTAATGCAAATGATAAAGCAAGTCCCCGAAGACAAATTTCCATTCAAAACAACAATTGTAAAAGAATCAGAACATTTAGAGTTCACTTAAAACGATAACTATGATACTACCATTTAGCACACAGATCAACGGAAAGCCTACCAATTTTGTATCTAAAATTTGGCAGGGAATTGAGAGTAAATTTTACGCTTCTGATTTAAAAGGAAGTTGCCAGTTCACCTTTCCGAAAGAGTATATTGAATGTGGACAGAAAGGATTATTAACATGGGAAAAACCAAAACCAAAACTCCACACCATCCGGGAAGATAAAAACGGCCGATGGAAAGAAGGAAACAAAATTGATTTCTTTATCAATTGCCGTCAACCAACTATGTTTCGGTTTGCTCCGGTTCTGCCGGTGGTGAGTACTCAAAAGATTCTCATTACCTACACCAAAACAAACAAAGCAATGGTTTTTATCGATGATAAATGCTTGTATATGCAAGATTTCTCGCTAGAAGGCAACTATAAAATGCTACACTTAGCCCAAAACGACGGCTTCGACACTATTGAAGATTTCTTTGCTTACTTCGATAAGGATTTCACGGGTAAAATTATTCACTGGACGGATTTGAGGTATTAATAAAAATACTACATTTGAATAACTTAAAATGACAACGATGAAAAAACTATTATTGTTTATTGCACTTATTATCTGCTTTATTACTCAGGCACAACAAACGAATGTTGAAGTAATTATGGCGGGAGTTAATCAACGAGAGGCTGAACGAAAAGCCATTCAAGACGAAAAAGACAGAAAAGCAAGTATATTTGACCATCCAAATAAAGACTTTATTATTTCACTGGAAAAGTTAGATCAAAACGCTGTTAGGGCGTTTGCTGATCAAGTTGCTAATTCCGGTAAAACGAAATGGGAATTTGTAAAGACAATAGAAGATGAAAAGAAAGGATATTGTAGTGTAAAATATATCGATTCTTCTATACCTTCCGATTTAAAAGAAAAAATTATAAAAGGTATTGAAAGCTGTGATAAATGCTTATATGTTGATTTTGGATTGTATTTTGAGGGTGAAAATAAAGACCTTGAAATAAAAGGAATTAAGAAGTATAGGTTTAGGGATGTTTCAGGTAAATATTTGGACTTATTTCCCACTTGGCAAAAAACATTTAGACCAGATGTCCAATTGGAACAAACTTTAAATGATTATAATAATAGAGAATTAGTTCATAAAGCTGTAGGTATTCGTTACAAACTTGAAAAACAAGGTGAGATTTGGACGCTCACTAACAACTCGAATCTTTATGACTATTTTAAAGTCCATCCTTAATTAGTAATAAAACAAAAACCGCTCAAATCGAGCGGTTTTTTTATGTCCAAAAAAGTCGTGTTGCACAAAAAAAGTAACTTTCTTACATTTGTCTTATGTCCGTAACCCTAAATCGTAGTCTTGGTGTTCAAAGAAATAAGCTGTTAAGATACAAGCTTATCAAGGAGTTGTACCAAAAAAGTGTACAAGAGCATCCTTATACGCCAACGACTAAGATTTTGGAAATATACATAGCTCCAATTTATCCTATTTCCCGTACTACTTTATACGAGATTCTTTGTACTTCAATAACTACTGAATTAAAAGAAGTTGAGGCAGCAATTGAGAAACAAAATCAGTTGAAAGCACGTCAAACGCAATTGTTTAGTTAGACGTTCGCAAATCCGACGGAATATGTTATTTGGTATTCCTGAATTCCATCATCCCGCCTAATTCTTTTGTGGCTGGTTCGCATCAATGCCCCTGATTCCGCAATTGGTTTCCATCCGTGTACCGCTTTATGTAAATCATCAATAATGGTCCAAATGCTCCAGGCGTTATCTTTTTGTGATTGCGGCGCACGTTGGCTGGTGTTGCTTAACTTCATGTTGCCTATGATAAAGGTTACGGTTCCTTCACCTGTTTGACGGTTAATTGGATCAGCAGTATTGTCTTTTCCAATGTTGCTAAAATTCATCGCAGTAATGTCGATTAAAGCACATGGGAATTTAGCAGGCGGATTGGGGCTGTAACTGTCCATTTGTCCCGAATCTTCGTCAATGTATTTTAAAGCCGGTATGGTGGCTAGTTTGGTTTGAATTGCTTCTAAAAAAGGTTTCATCTTTGTTTGAGTTGGTTGTAATAATACGTTTCTAATTCCTTAAAGTTGATGCCTATCACATCTTCAATTCGTTGTCTAACCACAGGATGGTCGCCAATAAACTGCCTTTGTTCAATCTTCATTTTTTGGCCGACTTTCATTAAAGCTAAATTTTTCCATTGCTGTGCCTCCGCAGAAAGCCTTTTGCTCCGTTCGCTTTTCCCTTTTCCTGCTGCACCTGTCGCTTTGTAATACATAGCCCAAAAAAAGCTTTTCATTTTGGCGGTTACTTCAATTTCACCGCCATTGTTATTGATGCTGGCATAAGGTAAAGCACTGGACCAGGAGACCGATGTTCCGGTTTGTTTCGACATAACGGAGCGCCTAAGTTTACCGGAACGCATCAACAACGAACCTCTTTGATTAGGTAAGTTGGTACCACGCCACTTCTTGTCAAAGAAAGCTTTACGCTCGAAATTCCTGTCGAACTCCTCCGTTAAATCCACCCGAACGTCCGAAAGAATGTTTTTTACAAAATCGTTTGGATTCATATTTTTAAACTTAAGATGTTGTTATTCAAATTACATTTAGTAATTTTGTTTTTATGGAAGGAAAAGACATATATAACGCTTTGGTTGTAAAACGTGATTATTCAGGCTCTACGGCTGATGAATACGCACAATTTTTGATGTCTCTTTTTCTTCATTTAGGTAAGGACTTATTTCCCTTATTAGAATCTGCCCACAAAGAATCAAAAACATTAACGCTAAAATCTGAAATTTTAAACAGCGATGTGTTAGTTGATGAATACACCATTGAAGACATTATTTTAGTTTAGTTTTCAGTTCCTCTATTAGCTTGATTGTGTCATCATACAACTCCGGCATTATTTCTTTAAAGACATCGTTCCCCGCAAATTTATTCTCAAAAGCATGAGCTAAAAATTCAGCTTCAGACATTCCCTTTATTTTAAAATACGCTTTTGAGTGGCCTTGTCCGTAGTTTGAATTTAACGACATTATAGTGTCTGATACAGCCATACATTTATTCGCGGTATCCCAATCCTCATTCATTTGTGATTTGTAACCCATCTCATAAGCTTTTCTTTCAACTTGTGAGTAACCGTTATCTTGTCTTAAAATAGACCTATGTTTCTTCATTAAATCAGTAACCGATTTATTGAATTTAAATTCGTTTTGCCAATCGGCAGCGTGACCGAATTCGTGATATACAACTGATTCCGCTTTCCATTTGCTTTTTAGCCTAGCCTTGTCAATTGGTATGACAACATAGTTTTTATCAGGATGAAAAAAAGCGCCATTTGTGCCAACTCTATCAGGACTCACAATATGAAAAGGAGTCTCCATTTTTAGAAAAGAGAAAATTGCCCTGTTTACCTTTACTCCTGTTTTATTTTCATAATCATCAATGCCGGTTGGAATAAATTTATTTTTATCAGTTTTCAATTGCTTTTCAACTTGCTTAGCCCCTTTCACTTTGCCATAAGGATGTGCCGGCGGGAAAACTACTTTTTGCGCGCCAGGATTAAACCTAAAAATTTCAAGGCGGTTCTTGCCGTCTTTCCCAATTTCGGTGGTGGCTTTTTCACCTGCAGTAATTGCCTTAGCCGAATCGCTTTCGTCATACTTTCCTTTTAGAACCTCCACCGCCACACAACGGCAGCGCCACCCGTTAGGCGGATAAAACGAACCCCAAAACGCATCTTCTTTTGGGAGTGTTATGTCTGCTAAAACTTGATGTGAAGCTCTCACACGTTCATCCTGTGCGGTTCTGTACTGTAAATTGTAACGGTCTCCAAGATTTGCCCATTGCGCAGCAGCCTGAGAACTGGCAACAGCAAACTCATATTCTGCTTCCAAATAATTTTGGTTGTAGTTTACATTGAGCTTGTCAAAGTCCTTGCTTACTTCAGAAAATGGCTTTAATCTTCCATCGTTGTTTAATAACAATTTCGACGCTTCAAACAGTTGCGCATTGGCTTTTAGTGATCCAAACAGTCTCGCATCTTCCTGCAATGCTGCACGCATCACTTCAGGCATGTCATTGTCTTTAATAGCAAAATCAAACGCATCAAAAGTGGATTGAATCAGTTTTTGATACGGTTTTTCGGTTTTCAGGTCTTCCGGCTTATAACTTCCTTTTTTGTGCAGGTGTTTAAACGCCTTTTCACCGTCCTTTAAAAGCTGTTTAAAACTGTCGCTCACGCCCAAATTCAAAACCGTGTTTTGCTTTTGGCAATCTTCGCAATTGCAACTATAAAGACTGTCTAATCGGGCGTGCAATGCCCTGAAATAATCAGGGCTTAAACGAAAAAATCTTCGCCCAAATTCAAAGATAGCTTTGTGGCCGGATCACTCTTTTTGGTTCCAATCACTTTAATACCAAATTTAGTCTCTACCCACTTCGGATCAACTTCTAAAAAGTTAGCCGCTTCGGTTACCATTTTCCACAGCACTTCCAAATCTTCGGTTGCATCGTACTTGTACATTACGCCTGGAGGCAAGATTCCTAAAGCCTGCAATGCAGGAATAACCGTATCGCGCCAACATTGTTCAATCAATGATAAATCACTGTCCACTAAATCATCAAGAATGCCAATGGATGTCTTTTCTTTGCCGTTGGAGCCGTTTTTGGTGTCTTGACCTACTACTGTTCCAGAGATACCCATTGACAACTCGTTGTTACAAAACTGTAATAAGTTTTTATAGACATCACCATTAGTGTTTACGCCTTTGGCAAACTCAAAACTTTCGGAATCGTCAATGATAAAGTAGGCAGCCGAACCCATGTCTTGCATCATTTGCTTGGCACGGTTTACCATTACTTTGTCTTGGGTGTTGGTTTTCATAACACGAGGCGGAATGCCGTAAATCTCACATAATTCACTCCAACAACTTCCAGCAAAACGTTTAAACAATACCATAGGTACACAACCATCCAATAAGCCTAAAGTTGTGTTTTTTTCTCCAAATTCAATCAACCAGGAACCGTACTCTTTTTGTTCGCGATACTTAATTTTTTTGTCATCAGTATAGTCGTTATAAAGATAACCGGTTACAGGATCAACGTTCTGTCTTGGGATACAATCAAAGTTTAATACAGGCTCGTTGTTTACCAATTTATATGAAAACTCACCCAAAGAATGACGTCTGAAAATAGTTTCCAAAATAGCTTTGTTGACCTGAAACACAAAACCTTTATCCTGTAGTAAAGTAGTTAGTTCATCATTGGTTTTGCCATCGGCATTTTTGATACTGAAAGGACGGCTCAATGATTTCAGCATCCTGTTATTAACCTGTGACTGCAGGTGCAAATCCCTTAAGATGTTATCGTACAGGTTTTGAATTGGAAAGAATTTTGGATTTTCTTCCAATTGCGCTGAATTTTGGGCATTAGTGTACGACTTGATGTCTTGACGAGTTTGACTAACGGTTTTTGGTACGATATTTTGGATATAACCTGTACCTTTTTTTGTGAGGGTCGCTCCCAGTTCCGTAACTTCAACTTTGTGTCCAAAATGGTCTTTGATAAAATTTCTAATTGCTCCCATCTTAATAATCGTGATTAAATTTTGCTCTTGAACCAAATTCAAAGGGCTGTTTGTCCCCTGCGGTTGTTTCGTCCCTAACTAATTGTGGCAATGACGAAACATTAATTGTTCCTTTGGCTACTTTGGTAAACCAATCGACGGCACGGTCATAGCGTTCTTTTGCCTTTTCGTAAATGAAATCAGCATTGCATAATTCGGCTACATACCATTTGGCCATTGTACAACAATGCTGAACGATTAGTGAGTGCCTGTCGTTTCCTGTTTTGCTGAAAATGGTTTCAACATCATACAATAACCTGCCATCTAACCACTGTTTATTGTCGGGATTGGGAGTTAAATAACTTTTAGCCTCTTCAATGGCAGCGCTACATGCCTGCATCACTAAACCATCGTTCCCATCTGTGATTTGGTCTATTTGATATTCGTATAGGACACTGCCTAAATCTGCTTTCTCTATAAACATATTAATGCTGTTTAATGATTGATTGAATAACCTTTAACCATCGTTTTTTAGGCTCGAATTTGGTTTCGGTTGGTTTGTCCTGGTGGATCTCGTGTTGAGCGTAAACAGGGAAACCCAATACATCAACACCTACTTGATAGGATGTAATTCTTTTCATAGTTAATAGTTAATATTTACGGTTATCAATACGGCCAACAACGTACTCCGTGTTTTCCTTGCTCGCAATGTTTTCAATGATCCAAACACCACCCTCAAAACCATCGGGACCATCCATCATTTTTGAATTTGGTGCAACTCCCAAAAATTCCTCTTCCATTCTTTGCATGTGTGGATTGTCCTTTTCGTCTTCGTTGAAATACAAACAGCCTTGCTTGTATTTTGGCTCTAATGTTCCCTCAATACGAGTGTATTTGTCATCCTTTTTTCGTTTGTCTAAAGACATGAATAAAGGAATTCTATTTAATAGCCTGCCGACTGTTTTTATTAAAGGTTTTAGAACCTGCTCCCAAAAAGGTTCTTGCAAGGAGTTATTTTCAATCCAATTTTTGAAAGTATCTACCTTTCTTTCCTTAACCCAGTCGTGAGCATGGTAAAGGTTGTTTACAAATGTTTGTTGGGTCATATTGTCGAGCCATACTTTGTACAAATAGAAGTTCCCACCTTTGTATCCAATAACACCCGTGAATTTTCGTGAGCTGTTTTTGTTGTCTTTATTACTTGTGGCAGGGTCAGAATACACCAAAACATGTTGACAACTCTTAAGCGGTGGACATTTCGCCCAATGCACTTTTTTGAATAGTTTACCAACACGTATAGGATTATTGAAATACTCTTTTTGAATGGCGCTAGTCGTCATCGTTCTAAAGGCTAAATCGATAAGTGCCTCCGTGTTTCGTTGTGGCCAAGTCGAAACTCCATTCTTATCCCGAATATTAACAATGTCGTGTATATTGGCTTTTTTAGCCATTTCGGTGATACAGCAATACTTTGCAATGATGTTACCACAGGCAATTATCAACAACGGCACAGATATGGAACGTGTCGGGATTAATGCGGTTTCGATCCACTGGTATTTTTTTTCAATGGTATCTGGGTTATTACAGTCAATATCCGTATCAATATCATCAATCAAAATCAAGTCAGGACGTGCCGCATCGTTACGGGTACCACGTGGAGACTGGCCAGCTCCAACCGCCCTAAACGAGATTCCTTTTCTTGTGGTGAAATCGCCCTCTTCCCAACCGCTTAAAGCTTTTTGAATGCCGTAATCGTTTATTAATCGGTCATTAACTTCCAAAATGGTTTTATATGGTTTTAACAACCTTTCAGCATCATCATAGGTGGCGGATGTTAGTACAACCGTTTTCTTTTTTCTTGTCATTGTGAGGTAAAGAACGTCCATCATAGTTCTACCGGACTTGGATAAGTCACGCGCCCAGGAACGGACTTCGTACCATTCGGGATTGGCAAGTATTCGCTTTGTGGCATTGATGTGAAATGGTGCTGGTTCCGAGGTGTAGAAGTTTGGGAAATAGTACTTATACCACTTTTCGGGATTGGCTTCCAAATGAGCAATCCTTTTAAGTTTTTCGGATGCCGTTTCGTTCAAATCAACAGGAGTTGCACGATATTGATTGACTACAAAAGCATCCCAAGCCAATAATTGTTCTTTATCTTTTCTACTTAGAGCCATCGGTCATCTTTTGTTTGATGTAGGCATCACAATAAGTAGTCAATTGATTAGCAAAAGCCGAATCAATACTTCTAACAAACAGTACCAAAGCTTTAGCAACTGATATGGTTTCGCCAATATTAGTCTCGGTCTCCAATTTTTTAATATTGTTGGTGATTTGTGTTGAAACCAAAGAGTCTTGTGTGTTTGGAATGTTACCTATTTTAATCGGGTAATCCAATACATTGATTTTTGGGTATTCCAAAACTTCGTCTCCAGAGCTTGTTTTTAGCTTGATTGGTTTAAGTAAACTAGCAGGAATATCACGAACAATGGGGCGTGTAGCGATTTCCTTGTTTAGGTTATCAAGTTGACTGTATAAGTCTTTAAGAACATTATCTTTTGTTGTTAATAATGAAACCCTTAATTTTTCCCAATCCCCCTCTGTTACCCATTTACCAACGGTTTTTTCGGTAACATTTACCCGAATAGATACTTCCTTTCGGTCTAGCTTATCATTCACAAAAAGAATTTTAGCGAGGTCCTTTTCAACTTGTTTTTTAACTGCCATATACTATCTATTTGTAGCAAAGTTGAAAGATTAGAGCCTTTTAAAAAAACACCCGTTTACTTGCTTTACAACTCTGTAGGTATTGCAAACACAGGCGTTCGGCTTCTTAGCTTTCAATTTTTTAAGAATCCAAACCATTTAATCTTTGTCATCTCATAAGGCGATAAAACGCCAGGATAAATCGAAAAAAAGAAGATGTCAAAACCACCTGTAATCAAGCCGTTTGTTTTTAATGATGAAACCATCGAGAACACCTATGGTTTTTCAATCCTTACCGAAGGAATAGACTTAACCCGATTTAGCAAAAATCCAGTTATGCTCTCCGACCACTGGAATTCGAATTGGAATGTTATTGGGAAATGGTTTGATGTGAAAAAAGACGGCTCCATTTTAACTGGTCTGCCTGATTTTGACACCGAAGACAAAGACGCAGCCGCAATTTCCGGCAAAGTCGAACGCGGTTACATCAATGCCTGTTCTATGGGCATCATCTTCGACAGGGAAAATCTTACTGTAGTGGCCGGAAAAGTCATTTTGACCAAGTGCGAGCTTGTGGAGGTGTCTATTGTTCCGGTTCCCTCCAATGCCAATGCCGTGCGCTTGATGCACGCCGATGGTAAACCGATGGAAGAGAAAGAAATTCAAGAGCTGTCTTTATCTGTTATTCCTGGTATTAAAAATCCCGAATTAAATCTAAACATTGATAACATGAAGAAAATCATTTTAAGCGTAGCCACGTTGATGGCATTGGGCTTTAAGGACCAGCCGACGGACGGACTGGATGTTTCGGATGTCGAAGCCAAAGTGTTGGGACTTTCCAAGCAGGTTAACGACCTAACTGTAAAAAACGAAGCGCTGGAATTGGCTGCAAAAACTGCCAAAGATGCACAAGAAGCTGCAACGAAGTTGGCGGCTACACAAAAAGTTGATTTGGCTATCACCCAAGGTAAAATTCCAGCAGACAAAAAAGAAGCTTTTGTCCAGTTGGGTATCACTTCGCCAGAAGTGTTGGAAGCAACTTTGGCAATGATCCCTGAAAAACAAAACTTTTCTGCAGGAGTGAAAACACTGACAGGAAATGGAGCACCCGAAGTGAAAACAATGGAAGATTTCCAAAAACTTTCATTCGATGCGCAATTAGCGTTCAAAAACGACAACCCAGAAGAGTACAAAAAAATAGTAGGATAATTTAAAAAAGAAAATATGCCAGCAAATTTTGCAGAGGTTTGGTTAGCGAGAGTGCGCCAGAACCTAACTACACAAGATGTAGCTCCTTGGTTGGACGGAATCCCGGAACTTGACACAAACGTGTTGGAAATGGGTTCGGGTGACGCTTCTGAATTGAACGTGATTCACATTCCACGTACCTCATTCAACCCAGATGTATTAATCAATAATACTGCTTATCCTTTGGCTGTTCAAGCCTATACAGATGATGAGACAGTGGTAAGTTTGGATAAATACCAAACCAAGCCTACATCAATCTCTGATGATAAAATCATCGGTGCGTCGTATGCGGTTATTGATCCAGCAACAAAATCACATACTAATGCGATCAACACCAAAAAATACACAAAAGCAGCTCACGCGATTGCTCCGGCTTCCCATACTGCTGCTACTCCGGTTATTGCCGCTACAGGTGCGCCAAGAATTGCAGGCGGTCCAGCATCATTGACTTATGAGGACATCGTGAACTTAAAAGACGCATTGGATGCAGCTGAAGTTTCGACAGAAGGCAGACGTTTAGTGTTGTCAACAGCTCACTGGAATGATCTATTGGTTGACCGTAAAAACTTTGGAGACAAGTTGGTGAATTACAACACAGGTATGCCTGCGCCAGTAATTGCAGGTTTTGCCTTGTATCAATACAATGGGAATCCATTGTACACCAATGCAGGAGCCAAGAAAGCGTATGGTGCTGTTAAAGCTGCAGGAGACCGTCAAGGATCATTTGCTTTCTGGACTGGTCAAATTGCTAAAAAGTCAGGTATGACAAAGCAGTACTTCAAAGAAGCGAAAAACGACCCAGAAGCGCAAACCAATTTATTGAATTACAGACATTACTTCATTGCAATGCCTTTTGATTCAAAAGCAATCGGAGCGATTTACTAGTCCCCCAACTAGATTATAACCAAAAAGGCTACTGCAACATGTAGTAGCCTTTTTTTAAAACTTATCACTGTGCAAGAAATATACGATTACGCATTCGATTTTATGAAAAAATTCAGCCCATACATATTAGGGGGTGCAATTGGTTCCATCATTCACAGAATGAGAACGGAGATGTCTTGGATTGCTTTTTTTAAATCGGTTGTCGTGTCGATTTTCATTTCAGTATGTGTGGGGATTGCTTGTAAAGATTATCTCAAAATAACAAATGAGAATATAGTATTCGCTTTATGTGGTCTGTCCGGAGTGTTCTCAAAACTCATCTTAGACGAAATCGAGCAAATAATTAAACTGGCTTCGGTATATGTGAAGTCAAAAATTACAAAAGGGTAATGATCGCATTAGGAAAAAAAACACTTGAAGTTGCAATCACCCAATTGGGAGTTCAAGAAATACCAAAAAACAGCAATGCAGGGCCAGCGGTAGAAAAATATTTAAAGTCCGTTGGACTTGGCAAAGGTTACGCTTGGTGCATGGCATTTATCTACTGGTGTACTAAAGAGGCAGCAAAAGATTTAGGGGTAGAAAACCCGCTTTTCAAAACAGCCGGAGTATTGGCCATGTACAACAAAGAAAAGGATTCAGTGGTAACTGATCCACAACCGGGCGATATAATGATCCTTGATTATGGAAAAGGATTAGGCCACACCGGAATAGTCGAAAAGGTGATCGGAACCGATGTTCACACTATTGAAGGGAATACCAACGACGAAGGAAGCCGTGAAGGCTATGAAGTTTGTCGAAGAGTTAGAAAATTATCAACAATAAAAGGATTTTTAAGATTATGAAAAACTTTATAAAACTAGGTTGTTTGTTTTTTGTTCTCACCACGTTACTGGTTTCTTGCGGGAGCAACAAACCGGTTGTGGTGCAGAATGAAACCAAGACCATTACTCAAACAGTACATGATACTGTTTTCAAGATTGAAAAAGACAGCGCTTCGCTAAAAGCATTGTTAGAGTGCCAAAACGGTAAGGTAGTCGTCAAAAACATTGTCCAGTCCGAACCAGGGCGCACATTAAAAAGCCCAAGGGTTCGGATTGCTGATAATGTTCTGCAGGTCGATTGTGAAGCCAGGGCGCGGGAACTATTAGCCCATTATAAAAACACTCACGAAGCTAAAATACTGACTGTTACTAAAACCATAGAAGTAAATAAACTGACTTGGTGGCAACAAACGCAAATCAAGGGCTTTTGGGGATTCATGGTTATACTGCTTTTAATAGTGGTTTATACGGTGTTTAAATACAACTTTAAAAAATTGATCTAATGAAAAAACACGAAATTTTTGAAACAAACCCAAACCTAAAGCAGGTTCACCTGACCTCGGACGGTCAAGCATTTTACAACGACAACGATGCCAAAATGCACGCCAAAACGCTCGAAGACAAAAATGTGGAATTGGTTATTAATCCGTCTTTAATTGACACGATTGCTGAAGATGTTGACGGTGATGACGAACCAAAAGAGGAAATCAATAAAACAATTCCGTTTGTGCCCTCAGCAGACAGAATGAATCTAGGTGATTCAGGTTCTAAAGAAGATGCTCCAAAGCACGAAGCTGATGAGGCAAAAGCAGAATTGGAAAAATCATTAGCCGAATTTGATCCGGAAACAACAAAATATCCAGAAGCATTGAAATTGTTCAAAGCTTTGGGATTGGAATCAGAAAACGAGAAAAAAGACACAATCTATCCTTTGTTAGTAGCTGAAAAAGCCAAAGCACAACAAGGAGCTAATACTCAAGAGTAATGGGAAAACCTCATGTAAATATAGCCTTTGAAAACGGCAACATTGGAACCGTTACCACTAGCCCTGACGGGGTGAATGTGATTGTTTCGAGTGCCGTTGCCAATGCAGGCTTTGCCCTGAGTACGCCTTATACGGTGTATTCGTTGAACGAAGCGGAAGCTTTGGGCATCATTCCCACGATAGCGGGGAATTACGAACTGCACAAAACCATTAAAGAGTTTTATGCTGAGGCGGGAAACGGAATGGAGCTTTGGATTTATGGCCTTGCAAAAACAAAAACACTTGATGAATTAGTTGCAGCAAGTGAGACGGTTTTGACATCATCAAACAGACGAATCCGTTTTGTGACGATAAAGTATGCTCCATCGGTTCCCGATACAGACGTAGAGGCTGGATTAAGAGAGGGCTTCCCTGCTACTTGTGCAGCGGCTCAGGCAATTGCAGAACAGTTCACAGTTGACAATACCCATCCAGTAGTTTTCATATTGGAGGCTTACAATTATTCAGGGGTACCGGCTGATTTAATTGGTTTTGGTGACACAACATATAACAGGGTTGCTGTGATGATTGGTGATACTGAAAAAAGAACTGGAGCGACTGCCTCAAAAGGTGCGGCTGTAGGGGTTTTGGCGGGTAGAATTGCCAAAAATCAAGTGCATGTAAACGTAGGACGCGTAAAAGACGGTGCATTGAAACCATTGACATTTTATGTGGTTGACATTCCTGTGGAACAGGTAAATGTAGGCGCCCTTTATGACAAAGGATTTATCACTTTAACCACTCACATAGGTAAAAGCGGTTACTACTTTGTCGATGACATGCTGGCTTGTGAGCTGGAGGATGATTACCACTTTTTGACCCGCAGACGTGTAATTGACAAAGCGTATGTTTTGGCAAACCAAACCTTAACCAACTTTATCCTGGACACCGTTCCATTGACAAACGAGGGTAAGATACAAGCGGCGTATGCAAAAGCATTAGAAGCTGAAGTAGAGCGAGTAATTGCACAGGAAATGACTGCTAAAGGGGAACTTTCGGCAGACGTTACTGTCGCAAATGATACAGGAGTTAATTGTGTGATTGATGTTACCAATAACATTGCACAGGATTCAACAATCAAAGGAAGAATTGGAGTACGTCCTCACGGATACGGAAGATTCTTGGAGTTTACAATCGGATTTAACACAGGTCAATAGTTATGAGTTTTAATTCAAGACAATACGAATGGGGTGACATGACGCTCGTTCTAGGCGGTAGAGATGTAACCGGATTCCGTGGAATTAAGTACACCGAAAAAGGCGAAAAAGAACCCTTGTTTGCCAAAGGGAGACACGCTCACAGCATTCAAACCGGTAACATAACCGTAGAAGGTGAAATCACTGTTTTACAATCGGAATTGATCGCACTGGAGAAAGCCGGTAACGGTTCTGTTATAGGTCTTAATGTTGATGCGGTTGTGGCTTATGGTAATCCAAGCCTTGGCGATGCCATGACAACGGACAGAATCGTTGGAATCAGCTTTACGGAAGCCGCGAAAGAAATGAAACAAGGCGACAAAAACATGGAAATCACTATTCCTTTTATCGCTTTGGCAGTAGTGAATCAAGCATAATTAAAAGGCACTCTTTCGGGAGTGCCTTTATAAAAAACAACAACAAACAATGAAAACAGCAACACCGGAACAAATCACTGCATGGAAAGCAGAACATATTAATGTGTATGCGCTAAAAGCTGCGACCTCTGATAAAATATGTTATCTAAGAAAGCCAACACGTCAGGAACTTAGCTATGCCACTAAAGCAAGCGAAACCGATCCTTTGAATTTTAACACCACAATTTTAAAAAGCTGTTGGTTACACGGAGATGAAGAAATAATGACAAACGATAGTTTGTTTTTAGGAATCTGTCCAATGCTGGACGAAATATGTGCCTTTGAAAAGTTCGAGTTGGAAAAGCTGTAGAGTCATCGGCAGTTAATGAAAATGACTGGCTCAGAATAGCGAACGCCCAATTAAGATATTACTTCCATCTTAATCCTGATGACTTAACGGACGAAGAATGGGCCTCGAAATATGCCGAATTAATCTATATCAGAAAATCAGAAAATAACCAATTGTAATGAGCAATACTTTAAGCTATATGATTCAAATCAACAGCAATGTTGATAAGGCTAATAATAGCTTTAATAAGTTTTCAAATAACGTTCTTGGAAGTATTGACAAAGTTCAAAAGCGACTAAATGCCGTCAATATGAACGCCTTCATACAAAATGTAAGTGCGGCCGCTGATGGAATTAATAGCATGAATGATCCTGGAATGAAGTTGAGTTCTAGTCTTGCCGAATTGAAAGCAATTACAGGTGTCACAGGTAATGGCTTAAAAGAAATTGAGGGTTACGCCCGTCAAAATGCAAAAACCTTTGGTGGTTCTGCTGCGGATGGAGTCGAATCCTACAAACTTTTGCTTTCTCAATTAACGCCTGAATTAGCAAAACAACCCAAAGCTTTACAGGCTATGGGTAATTCTGTTAGTGTGTTGTCCAAACAAATGAAAGGAGACAATGCAGCAGCTGCGGAAGTTCTTACAACGGCTATGAATCAATATGGAGTGTCGCTGGATGATCCAATCAGAGCATCCAAAGACATGTCTTCAATGATGAATATTATGTCGAAAGCGGCTGCCGATGGTTCTGCAGAGCTTCCAAGCATTAAAAGCGCTTTGGAACAATCAGGATTAGCTGCCAAAACAGCCAATGTCTCATTTGCTGAAACTAACGCAGCTATTCAGGTTTTGGATAAAGCCGGAAAAAAAGGAGCTGAAGGCGGTGTCGCTTTACGAAATGTATTGGCCACATTATCAGAAGGCCGTTTTTTGCCAAAAGACGTAAAAGCAGAATTGAAAGCGGCAGGTGTTGACGTCAATGCACTAACCGACAAAAGCAAAACTTTGAAACAACGCTTAGATCCATTAAACAAAGTAATGGGGGATCAGGCTTTGGTTACCAAGTTGTTTGGAAAAGAAAATAGCGCGGCTGCCATTGCATTGATCCAAGGAAGAAATTCTATGGACACTTTGACAAAATCCGTGCAGGGTTCTAACGATGCGTATCGTCAGGCGGCGGACATCATGAAAGCGCCGGAAGAAAAAAATAAACGTCTCCAGGCACAGATAGATAATTTTAAAATATCGCTATTTAATGGTACCAATGGATGGTTAGGTTATGCCAATGTCTTGGGAAATACCGCTAGAGACTTTTCAAACTTAATGCCAATATTGGAGGGTGGCGGAAAATTATTTTCCATTATGACAAGTGCCACAAAGCTTCAAGCATTATGGACTGGCATCGTTTCAGGAGCTACAAGTGTGTGGACAGGAGTTCAAGCGGGCTTTAATGCAGTTATGGCAATGAATCCAGTTGTTTTGATTGTTGCCGGTGTTATAGCTCTTGTGGGGACAATTGCCTTGGTGATTTCTAAGACTGAAGGATGGGGCAATGCGTGGAAACATACGGTTACAGGGGCAAAGCTTTTGTTTACAGCTTATGTGCAAACGGCAAAAGCGCAATTCAACTTATTGGTCAATGGGTTTATGATTGGTATTAATAAGATTCAGATTGCCTGGTACAAGTTTAAGAATGTTGTTGGTTTAGGCAATAAAGCTGAAAACACTGCGCAAATAGGACAGCTCAACGCCCAAGTTGAAGCCCGTAAAAAGTCAATTACTGACGGGTACAAAAAAGCGGGTAACACCGCAATGCAGGCGGCGGGTGAGTTTAAGGCTGCTTACGATTCCGTAAAATGGAAAAAGGAAAAGAAAGCCAAAACTGATAACGGTATTGCAGCACCTGGAATACCCGGAACCGATTTTGGAAAAGGAGGTGCCAGTGGTTTGGGCGGTGGTGGTTCTGACAAGATGAAAAAGAGCAATGAATCTGTAGCCACAGGTGGAACCAAGCACAACTACATTACCATCAAAATTGAAGAATTAATTGGTTTAAAAGCTGACAATGTAAGTGGTGGAAAAGACACGGCAAAACAATCAGGTGAAGGCGTAATAGATGAACTATTAAGGACTTTAGCAATGGCAGGAAGTGCCACAAGATAATATGACATTAGATAATCAAGATATATTATTCGCCAGTTTAATGGGAAGCCGTTCGGTTGATTTAATTCAGAATGCAAATATTCTGAATAATGAATTAGCTAATCGCGTATTGCCGGTTATTCCTTTTTTGCCTTTGAAAAACCAAAACAATGTTTTGTCTCAAAAAGGACATGCTATTAACCTGCAGGATAATTGGACCACAAGGGATTCGATAGAGGAGCAAAAGCAGTTCTTTCCGTTAAGCTTTTCCTTTACTGGAGGTGCTGGTACAAATTGGTTGTTTCCTTATGAACCAATGATCAACATTTCGTCTGGTAATAACATTGTGAAGAGGAATGTTGCCAAACAAGGAGGTAACCTTATCGGTACAATCAAGGAGCGTTGGAGCCGAAAAGACTTTGATATAACAGTAACAGGGGTTTTAATTGGAAGCATTATGCAGGGAAAGCCGGAGGATTGTTTTCCAAAGGATCAGCTTATCCAACTTTTTGAGTTTTTAAAGCATTCCAAAGAAATATACATATTCTGTCATCCTTTGCTATTGTTAGGAATCAATAAAGTTGTTGTGGAAGACTATAGTTTTCCATTTACCAAAGGTGAAAATGTGCAGGCGTATGAATTGAAGCTCACAAGTGATTATTCGTATAACCTTTTGATAAAAGAAGAATTTTAAAATGTACAACATCATTTGGGACATACGATTTAAAACAGAAGGAGTGAATTACTCCTTGCAAACTGTTGCTTCGATAGACATTGAGTGCAGTGTTGACAATTTGAGCGATACGGCTGTAATTACGCTTCCCGAAGCTGTAATGAACCAAGTTTTAAATATAGGCAACGAGGTCAAACGAGGCTCTGAAGTGGTTATTAAGGCGGGCTATGATTATGAATTAAAAACGGAATTTGTGGGCTTTGTCCAGGATATAGTAACCAATGACAGTTCATTGAAAATTATGTGTGAGGATGCTCTTTTTCTGTTTAGAAAAGGTGTGAAAGATGTAGAACTGAAACCCACATCGGTACCCAAAATTGCACAGCTTTTAATAAATCAAATAGATTCGTCTTATAGATTGGTTTGTGATTATACTATCAATTACGAAAAATTTGTCATCCACCAAGCCACGGCTTATGATGTCTTGAAAAAACTAGCTGAAGAAACAAAAGCCAATATTTATTTCAACACAGAAAAAAAGGAATTACACATACATCCGCCTTATATAGAAAAAGGAGGTGAAGTAATTTACAGCCTGCAAAGAAATATCGAAAACAGTTCTCTGGAATACAAAAAAGCGATTGACCGGAAAGTCGAGGTTATAGTTGAAAGCACCAACGTAGCGGGAAAAGTTGAAAGTTACACAACCGGAACCACTGGAGGCGAAAAAATCACTTTGAAAGTGGGTTCTGTGAGTCCAGGAGACTTGCCCAAAATTGCCAATGCAGAACTCATACGACGATCTGCCGATATGTACGAGGGAACAATTGACACGTGGGCAATACCATTTGTACAGCCTACATACTCGGCAAAAATAAAAGACGAAGATTATCCTGAAAAGGACGGTAAATATTATGTAGAAGCTGTAACCACTTCAATTAATGAGAGTGGATTTAAAAGAACAGTTAAACTTGGAATTAAAGTAAGTGTGTAAATGGATAAAGCAGCCAAACTAAAACAGGCATTAATTGAAGTTTTGGGGATCAATCCGAACCTTGCCATTACCGCCGAGGTTGTTTCGGTTGAAAATACAACCTGTACGGTGAAGCTTGTTTCGGAGTTGGTTCTTAGCGATGTTCGACTTTGTGCCACGATTAACCAAAGCGAGGATTTATTTGTTATGGCTCCTAAAATTGGCTCTGAAGTCGTGCTAATGAGTCAAACAGGAAAGCTTTCCGGCTTAATGGTTATGAAGATGGATGCTGTTGAAAGTGTCGCTTACAAAAAAGGAGCTTTCGAGTTCCTTATCGATGGGACTACAGGAAAAGTGACGCTGAAAAAAGGGAGCGTGAACTTTGGAAAATTAATTGGTAATCTCATTGATACAATTTCAAATGCTTTAATTGATACTCCAAGCGGTCCTGGTGCAATTAATGCCACGACCAAAACACAACTGAATCAATTGAAAACTCAATTTAATTCGGTTTTAAACAGTGATTAAAAATGAAAAACAGAGGCATTCAACTTAACGATAGCGCAAGCGCCCTTGAAAATATTGATTTAAAAATTGATGTTATACGTGATGCCGACGGATTAATAACACAAGGCTTGGTGATTGGGGAAATAATGAACCAAAATCAGGCTTTAATGTTAATTGCTAATCCGGGAGAGTTCAAGTTTAATCCAACGCTGGGAGTTGCTATTGACGAATTGATTTTGGACAATGATTATTTAAGAATGAGGCACCGTATAAGAGAGCATTTTGCTAAGGATGGATTAATTGTAAAAAACATTGAATTATCGGAAGGGAAGCCATTAATAATTGATGCGAGTTATGAGTAAAGAGATCGCTTATGCCGGACAATCATTTCTTGATAAAATCATTGAATGTACTGGAGATATTGAAAACGCTTTTGAAATGTCCCTACTCAACGCACGAACCATAACTGATAAATTACAAGTAGCCACAACATTAAAAAAAAGTGCAATCACTGATTATGATGTTGTTTCCTATTTTACAGATAATAACAGACCTGCGACTTATGTTGCAGTTATAATACCAACAGACCCAGTATTCGTTTTTACATCACCAGGAGAGTTTCCTTATAGTTTTTAATATGGCAAGAAGTACAACAGATATAAAGTTAAGCATTACAACGGCATACATTTCTAACGAAACGGTTATTGCGATGTATGGATTAGTGCCTGGTCAAACCTTTGAGCAACAATTTTCGGTAGTAAGTATAGAAAACATCATTTTTTCTATTATAGCATTTATTCTTTCTTTTCACGAAAAGATAGTCGAAACCAACGCCAATAATACCCGACCACAAAACCAACAAAATTTAAAACAAACTATGTTGGATTATCACGACGGTTTGGATTTGGTTTGGATAAACGGCGGTTGGCAATATGATTTAACAGGTGTTGCCGATGCTGAGGAAAGAAAAATTATTGATCGTTGTGCCGTGCTTGAAAGCGATGAGGGTTTGGTTTTTAAAGTTGCCACCGATAACGCAGGAAATCTTGAACCGGTAACTCCTGCACAACAAATAAGGATTGAAGCTTATATCATAAAAAAGAAAATGCCTGGTGTTCCTTTTTCATTGATTAACCAAACAGCCGATTTGATAAAAGCCAATTTAACGGTTTATGTTAATCCATTGGTTATTGATTTACCCACAGGTAAATTATTATCAGCCACAACAGATGTTTACCCTGTAAAAGACGCTATTCAATTGTATTTGGCCAATTTGGAATTTGACGGTGCGTTTGTAAAGGATTTTTTCAGAACAACATTAAAAGAAGCGGAGGGAATTGAATTAGTAGTGATTAATTCCATTCAAAGCAAGTTTGCTGGATTTCCTTTTATTGATACGGGTGAATGGAGGATACCGGATGCAGGTTACTTTAAATTATTGGACGAAAACTTAACTATAACCTATCTACCTTATGCTTTGGCAAGTAATTAATTTTTTTGTTCTCAGAGAACAATTGCTACCAACATTCTTACGACATGATCGTATGCTTTTGTTCTTGCAGTCAATAGTTACTCCCCTTGATGAAATATACAAGGAAACATTGTATAAAATGCAACACGATGGCACAACGATAAGTCTTGAAAAAATGCTTAACGAGCATTTTCAAGTAGTTGGATATAATCATCAAAACCATGATGCTACAAAAACTATTTACATCGAAGATGTGCCACAGCCTGACAAGCTCTACATCTATCAGGACGAAGAGGACGAAGTTATTTTTTTGGAAGATGACGGTGACGACAATGAAGATGATATTTTTTTGGATAGCGACAACGAGGGATTTCTTAGCTATTCGTTCATTATCTACATACCAGATACCTACGAATTTCAGGAATACAACATAAGGGCTTTGGTAGATACCTACCGATATTTTGGAAAAAAATACATTATTCAAACTTATACATTATGATTTTAATAGACTTATTACAGGCGGGTGGTTATCGATTTAAGCAGGCAACGCTTCGTAAGATGCAGACTGCTTATTTTGAAATTCTAAAAGCATTTGTGAAGCATTTGGATATGCCAGACGAAGGCAATTTTATTATTAGTGGCTGTACGATTGTTGGTGACAATATCACGTCCGGTATGATGTACATAGATGGTGAGCTTTGCGAGTTTGCCGAAACGCCTGGAACTGCCGATAGTTTGATAAAAAAGAACGTAGCCTATACCAATTTAGTTTTTAAATCAGGTTCTAGTTTGCCTGTTTTCAGAGCGACTAACGCTATGGTTGTAGAGGTTGACGGTGTTGCCTTATCGGCATTTACACGAATCCAAACGGTTAAAAATTTGGTTTGGGGTAATATCGCCGATAAGCCTGACGGTATTGTGACTGACCCAAACTTCGGAATTCCAGATACTCAAACTTTAATTGAAAGAATTATTGCATTAGAGGAAAGGCCTTTGGCTAATGTGCCAATTGGTTTGGTGGCTATTTGGGGATTACCAGCGGATGAAATTCCCGCAGGTTGGGTGGAACATGCGCCATTGTTTGGTAAAATGCCAATAGGTAAAGACTTAACTGATCCTGATTTTGATAGTACGGAAGGTGTGGGAGCTGTTGGAGGTTCTAAGGACCACACTTTGACGATTGCCCAAATGCCGGAACACGATCATGATACCCAAACCCCTGTTGATGGAGGCGGTGGAGCCGATATGCAATCCTCTGTCGAAAGTTCGGGTTCTGACGAAAGATTGATACCAGGACCTAAAACTGGTAAAACAGGAGGAGGCGAAGCTTTTTCAATCATGCCTCCATATAGAGTAGTTGATTATATCAGATACGTAGGAACAGAAGCATAATGGGAACTTTAATTATAGAAACCAAAGAAGACAGCCCTGAGAAATTGGCGGCAATCGTTGGCAAGGATACTAAGTATTTCTTGATGGCGGGAGAGTTTAACGATGTTGTTGCAGCGATAAATGGTAAAGCTGAAACCGAAGCGTTTGAGAATCATTTAGAAGATGAAACTGCTCATAATTTATTGTTTGAAGACAAGGAAGATAAGACTCAAAAAGGCGTTGCTGGCGGTTATGCACCACTCAACGAATTTGTGAAACTGTCTTCGGAATATTTGACCATTGTTAATGATTTGGTTACCGGTGGGGCTACTGCTTTGGCAAGTGCCGAAACCGTTAAAACACTGAAAACCCAAATCAACGCCATCAATACCTTACTGACTTCGGACAATATTAATCTTGATACTGTCCAGGAGATTGTGGATGCGATTGAGACGGTACAATCTTCACTTAGTACTATCCTGGTGAATGACCTGACCACT